TTTCCACCATTCCAAGTAATTTTCATTCCGTAGTTTGTATTACAAAAAGAATAACCACTTGTATTTGTAAAATCACCGCCAACAAGAAAACTGCCTGAATAAGGAACAACAGCATACACAGGATTATTCAAAGTCAAACCTATACCGAAATAAGAACTAACCGAATATCCGTCAGGTGTATTGAAAGTAAATAAGTAAGGTTGAAACCCACTACTGCCTGATATATTTTCGTCTGTAAATAAACCTCCAACAACCATAAAGTTTCCGTCATAGGCAATACTTCTAACCTCTCCACCAGTAAAACCGCCACCGCCGTAATTATTCAAAGGGTAATAACCGCTTGTATTCCAATTATACGCAACAAATCCGTAGAATACACCACCACTACCACCTTTGAAATCAGTAAAAGCACCGCCAATTTGTATAATGCCGTAATGGTAAAAGTCGTCGTTCATACAATAAACAGCACCATTCAAACCTCCGTATCCTGTTATATCGTATAAAGTCCAACTTGAACTTAAACCACAAAGATAATCGTAAGTTCCTCCACTAAACATACCACCAACAGCAAGATTGCCTCCTCCATTAATAGGACAAAAGCAATTGATTTTGCCTCCAACATTACCAGCGTATCCCCAAGTCATTCCGCCGTCGCTGGAAAAGAATATATTACCTCCTTCTGTTCCAACAACCCAAGCACTATTGAATGTATAGATTGACGCAGTAATATTCTCAACTCCGTATCCAGCACTACTGAAATCGCTACTAACCGAAGGTGCTTGTTCCCAAGTAGCAGTTCTACCAGCATTAAAAGCGTTGTATCTTGCGTAGTTTTCCACATTAGTAGAAATACTTGTATTAGCGGATAAAAATACAGGATTGATTTGTTTGCCGTAATAGTTTGTTAGTGGTGTAGAAATTGTATTCGCATTAGAAATATTGTTATTGTTTAAGTGTAGAGTAGCATTTGTAATATCTACCTGTGCTGTGTTCGCATTCAAAGAAAGATAATCACTCAATCCAGCACCATTACCAACAGCAAAATCCAATCTGCCTTTAATAGCACCAGTAGTAATTACAGGAGAGTTTTGGTGTATTCTTGCGAACTCTGCCTTTGCTCCTGTATTCGTCTTGGCATAGAAACTTTGTCTTGCGAACTCACCAACCACACCTGTTCTTTGGTTATAAACTTCTTCAACCATTACACCACCAGTAGCGGATACTTGATTTAATGAAACCACAGGAGTAGCACCACCTCCATTATTATCAACTTGTATTCTGCCGTCTGCTTTCAATCTCAATCTTGCAGGTGTAGCAAGTGTAGGATAAATAATTTCAGTTGTGCCTATATCAATATTATCTGCACTGATAGAGATGTTATTATTAGACGAAATACTTAAATCATTCCCAGCAGTGGTAGAACCGACAATATTTAAAACTCCAGTAATATTTTGATTATTCATATTAATACTTGAAGAACCAGCAGAATTTCCTGCAGATAAAACAGATGATAATGTAGGAGTTCCTCCTCCTCCTCCGGTTGCTGTTAAAGTATTTGTATTAACTCCGTCAGTAATTACAATTGAAGGAATAGACCCGTCAATAGTTATAGAAGTAGTAGGAACTAATGGGTCTTTAACCAATACTTCTTTATTAATATTTAATGTTGTAGAATTTGGGGGTAATTCTACGGCTTGAAAAGCAGTTTGAACCGCACACAAACGCCCTAAAGCAGTTGAATAGGGAGTTGTTCCGTCAGTCCAAGAAACACCCGCAGGTGTAATAGTAAAATTTTTAGGAGTAGTTAGTAAGTCATAATCAATTGAAACACCACCATCTCCAATTCCGATTTTAGTGTCGCCAGTTGAACTAATACAACCAACTCCATTATTTGTTGAATAACTAGGATAAGACATTTTTTATATATTATACAATATTAATTTATTTTTAAAATAGTATTATAAAATATTATTTTAAATTTATAGAAACTTAAAAATTACAATAAATCCAACCTGTCATAATATATTTATCATTACTAATTGGAATATTTCCCTTATGGGCATAAGTCCAACAAGCGGGAAATATTAATAATTTACCTTTTTCAGGTTTTATTTTCATACCATTATAAAATTCTGTTTCTCCTCCTTCTTCAACGTCATTCAAATACCATAAATAAGTTAATACTCTAAATTTATTTGGTTCAATAATATTAAAGTCATTATGAAAAATATAAAAACCTTCTTCAACATTATATTTTTGTATTTGAAATCCGGAATCTTCCATAACTCTATACGGAGAAAATAAACAATTTTTTAAATTTCCATTATTTATTTCATAATAATAAATATCTAATTTGTTATTTAATTCTTTTCTTATAAAATTATCTATTATTTTCCATTCTTCATTTTCAATATTAAAACTTAATAAATCCATTGTATTTTTTATTTCCTTTTGTATTCCTCCATTAGTTTCTCCTTCGCTTTTATTATCTGAACTTTCAAATATATTTATTATATTGTCGCATAATAAATGACTCAAACTATTATTATAAATTTTTATTAACTCCATTTTTATATAATATATATAGTATTTATTTATTTAAATAATTTATTTATTTTCCAATTATTTATTGGAACTTAATTATCCAAGTAAAAGCGGTATAGATAGGAGCATAATCCGCCTGTTGTTGTAAATTTCCAGTAATTTCAACAACGTCTCCTGTAGCATTTGGAAAATTAGCGCTTGATGAAGAAACTAAACGCTTTGAACTTCCTCCGGTTGTTGTGTTTGAAGTGTCATTTGTTCCGTCAACATAGGAAGAAGAATAAAATGAAAGTGTATGAGTATGGTGAGGAGTTGCGCCAGTTCCTATAGTTTGAGGACGATTAGAATTAACCGCATTTACAGCAGTTGAAATTAAATTTGGATAAACAACATTAACGTCAGTTCCGTATAATTGAAAACCTAAATTATTAGGAGCATAAGAACCAGCAGGGAAAACACCACAATTTGGATTGCCTGACATCATCATAGGAAGTCTAAAAGTTCCAGTTGAAGAACCATAAGAATTTCCAATTACGGCATAAAGTGCAGCATAAGTTGTAGTTGAAACATATTGACCTTGACAAAATAAATAATCAGCAGGTGGTGTCGTATTTCCAGCATAAGGTAAAACAATTCCTATAGGTAAAGCCCCAGCAAATACAGATTGAACCCAAGCAGTTGTAGGTATTTTATTAGAACTATCATTTGACGCAGGAATTATTTGACTTGAAGTTGGAGGTTGAGTTGATAAAAATGAAGCAGAACCTGAAACAGTTATTGCTTGTAAATTTTCAGTTCCCTGAGCGTTAGGGTATTTTAAATAATGCTTATTAGCATAGTCAATAGTAACGGGAGTTTCATTAGAAACAAACACGCTATTATCAAAGATTGGTAAATTCTCAGTAGGTGGGTTATAATTAGCCATTTTTTATATATTATACAATATTAATTTATTTTTAAAATGTTATTAAAAAATTTATATATAATTTTCTTAATATAAAATAAAAAGTGGAAAAAATTTTATATAATATTTTAAAAAATAATTAATATTATTATATATAATAAAAATGAGTAGAAAATCCAAAAATTCTAAAAAATCAGAATCGTCTGAAATTATTAACTTTTATGAACATATACCTAAAAAATATTTAGATGAAGTTGAAAACCCTAATGAACACCTTCATAATATTAAAATTCCTTTTCGTATGTGTGTAGTTGCTCCTTCTGGAACAGGTAAAACAAATTTCTTATTAAACCTTATTAAAGTATTTAGTCAAGGAGAAGGAACATTTGCCGACATAGCAATTATAACAAGAAACAAAGACGAACCACTATATAATTATTTAAGTGGTGAGTTTGAACAAATACAAATAAAAGAAGGAATGAGTTCAACCCCAAGACTTGACGATATGGATAAAAAATATAACCATTTAGTAGTATGGGATGATTTAGTCCTTTCTAAAAATTTAAATTCAGTTGAAGAATATTATATGAGAGCAAGAAAGAAAAATTGTTCTGTTGTATTCCTTTCACAAAGTTATTATGACATTCCTAAATTCATAAGAAAAAATTCTAATTATTTAGTTCTATTAGATTTAGGAGGAAGTAAAAGAGAACAAACCGCAATTATGAATGAATGGAGTTCTGATTTAGACAAAGACGAATTAAAAGCAGTTTATAATGACGCAGTAAGTGTTCCTCTTCGTCCTCTTATTATAACAGGTGGAAAAGTAGCAAGAGATAAAAAATATAGAAAGGGATGGTTAGAATATTACAATTTGAATGAATTTTTAAAAGACATTCCAAGAGTAGAAAAAATTAAAATGAGTAAAAAGAAATCTACAAAGAAAGATGCAGATTTAGAAAGTTCAGATTCTGATTCTGATTAAACGTCAATTGATTTTTTATTTTTTTTAATATATATTTTTTCTTGAATCATTGAAGAACCCATTTTATTCAAGTCTTGAGCCATATCCGTATTTGCTTTTATAGTGTCTTGATATTTATCGGACAAATAAGTATGTCTTAATTGATTAACTCCTACTTTTTTGTCTCCAAATAATTTATTTAGTCTTTGATTTAATTTAACATTTGATAATTGATTTTTATTAGAATCAAATAACAAATATTCAGTAGGATTTAATTTAATCCACTTTTTTAATATTTTTTGTAATGTATCAGGAATTTCTAATTCTTGTTGTCCGTAAGTTTTTGCTGTTTTATAAGAATTAAAAATTAATTTATTCTTATTCAAATAGTTGTCTTTTGATTTGTCAATATTTTTTATTTTGAAATCTACATAGTCTTTACTTCTACGAGGAGGAATATAAACTCCACCTAACAAACATAATATAATATAATTTTGAACTGTTTGTAAATCTGTCATATTAGGATTTTCTTTTTTATAAATTAATTTAACTTCTTTCTCAAAAGCGGAAATTAATTTTTTAACTTCTTCACCTTCAACCCAAGATTCATTTTGTTTTTCAGATTTTTCTTGTTTATGTTGTTCTTCATTATATTTATTAATGTCTTCTAACATTTGGTCTCTATATTCTTTCTTATCCGTTAAAATTACTAAAGCAGATAAAACAGTTTTTCTTTTATTAGGTTCTAATTCTTTTAAAAATTTTAATATTTTAGAAGTTTCATTAAATTTTGATAATTCAATTTTATCAGATTCAAAAACTTTCTCATACAAGTTCTTCAATATAGAAGTATATGTTGAAATACTTTGTTTACTTAAATGAGGTCTTGCCTCGACAATAGCGTTTTTAATATTTTCCATTTTATAATTATTAATATTAATATTAATTTAAATAACTTTTTCCATATTTTTATATTTATAGATTATAACATTATAAAATTATTACTAACATTTTAAAAATAAATTAATATTCTATATTATATAAAAATGGACATACTACACTTAATTTTAAATAATGGTTATAACCCAATAGGATATGGTGGTTTAGGATACAGACCTCACCCTATGATAGGCGGAGCATTTGAACTCGTTTCTTATGACCCTGTGTCAAAAAGAAATGATATAACTATGTCATACAATGGAGGAGAAGAAGCAACATATACTTTAGTTCCAACACAACCAACACATTTTTTATGGGACGCTTATTTACTTCCTCAAACTTCTGTAGAAGACAAAACAAGAATTATTGACACAATTAAAGAAAGACAACAAAAATTTCCAGAAAAATATAATAATGATATGAAGAAATATTTAAACAAATTGCCAGAAGATAAAAAAGAAATTGTAAAGTCTTCTGAACAAAATTTATACGAATTAACAAATAAATATTCTAAATTATTTGACAAATATTTTCCAAAAAAGAAAAAAGAAAAACTTCCAGAGGTTCAACCTATTCCTGAACCAGTTAAACTTCCTAAGAAAATAAAACAAGAACAACCCGTTAAACTTAATACTAAAAGAGTTTCTAATAATGCTAATGAGTTAATACAAAAATTTAATGAAAAATTAAAAACTAAAACTCATGGTCTTGAAAACAGATTAAAAAATTATGACAATAACGCTAATAGTAATAATAAAGGGTTATTGGTTAAAGCATATCAAGACACTATTAAATACGGTTTAGATTTAATAGAAAAGAATCCAACAACTAAAACAACCAAAATTTCTGAGGCATTAACAAAATATGTTGACGAAATGAATGCTTTAATTGTAAAAGGTGGAAAATATAAAATTGAAAATAATGATTTAGTTCAAATTAAGACTTCTAAAATTGCTTATGAGTTTGATACAAATATGGAACCAAAAGAAGCTGAGAAAGAAATTAACGATTATTGGAAAGATAATAAAAAAACTATATTAAAAGAAAATCCAGATTACGGAAAAAATAATAATAAATATATTAGGGAAATAAACGAGTCAAAAGAAACAGTTTTAAAAAATGAAATTCCCGAAGCAATTATTAATAAAGCATTAAAATTTAGAGAAAGATTTCCAAATGAAAAATTAGGTTATGCTTATATGGATACAATAAAAGTTGGTGGAAAATTAATTTTTAAAGGTGCTAATAAAACAGAATCAGATAAATTAAAAGAAAAAGAATATAATTCTGCAGGAAAACCTGCTGAATTTAGTATTTGTGGAGTTGACAATCCTCTAGCAAAAGGATTATATAAACTTACAAATCCAAATATGCAAGTTTCTGATTTTATTGTAGAAGATGTTTTTAAGAAAGCAGGAAAAGATACAAAAATTGGAAAACAATTTTGTATAGATAATGTTGATATAATTAATCAAATATTTTCAGAAATGAAAGATTATAAAAGTATTAATTATATAAGATGTTTTAAATTGAATGCTCAACTAAAAGAAGTTTATTATGATAAATTATTAGTGGAACTAAAAATTTTAATTCAAAAATATTCATTAGAAGACGACGAAGATGAAAAGGAATTATTAAAACAAGATATTAAAGCCTATAAAAAAACTCTATCTGATAAAAATGAATTTGATAAAGACTTTTATAGAAACAGAAAATATATTGGTGTTGGAATTACTATGAATAAATTTACTAAAATAGAAATTCCAGATGATTATGATTTTGATGAAAGTCCTTCAACAAAAGAACAATTAGAAAAAGTTAAAAGTAAACAAGGACAAAAATTTAATCCTGTTATGGTTGATAGACATATTACTAAAGTTCTTCAAGTCAGAACAGGAAAAAATGATAAAGAGGCTGATTTCTTTGATAAAAATTTTAATAAAGAAGTAGTTAAAAAACCTATGAAATATTATATTACTACAAATTTTAGTAAAGTATTAGGAACTTATAATTATACAGAGGACTCATTAGTTGATAATGATTTTATTTTAGGAACATATAAAACTGCTTATGCAGAAGACGACAGAGATGGAACACATTATAATGCAGTTTTAATTCCAATTGAAAAATTTGATTTGTCATATTAATAAAAAATTTTTTAATAATTTAAAAACATATATATTATATATAATATAATAAAAATGCCTAAAGGAGCCAGAAAACTAAAACCAATGACAGAAGAAGAAGAAACTTCTTTTGAGAATAAAGTTATTATTCCTAAGATGTTCAAAGAAGTTTCTGAAGAATTAAAGGAAACTAAAAAAGAGGTTCAAAGATTAAAAAAAGAATCTGAAGAATTAGAAAGGAAATTAAAAGAAAAAAAATCTAAAAAGAAAGTAGTTGAAAGTAGTTCAGAGTCAGAAAGTTCAGATTCAGAGGACGAAAAGAAAAAGAAGAAAACTACTAAAAAGAAAGGTAAGGGTATAGAATCTGATATTTTGGATTATTTAAAACAATTTTAAAAATAAAAAAATAATATTATTTAAAAACATATTTTGTATATAATGTATATATACAAAATGAGTTTTAATTTAGATTTAGAATTTGGAAATATTTACGAGAAAAAAATTATTGATTTAATTCCTAATGATTCATATATTATTAAAGAGGGATATTTTCCCTATTATGATGTTGAACTTACTAAAGACAATGTCATAACTAAATATGAAGTGAAGGCGGACAGATATACATATAAAACAGGCAATATAGCAATTGAATTTAAATGTAATGGTCTACCTTCAGGTATTTCAAAAACACATGCAGATTATTATGCCTACTTTGTTGTAAAGCCTTATAATGTTTATAATTTATATATTATTCCTACACAAATTATAAAAGATAAAATTAATACTGAAGAATATAAAAGAATTATTTTTGGTGGAGATAATAAAACAAGTCAAATGTATATTTTTAGTTTAGATTTATTTGAAGAATATAAAATAAATAATAATTAAAAAATATAATAAAATAATATTACAATAAATATATTTTTCATTTCTATTAAATTTATGAATGAATCCTTTGAACATAGCAATTTCATTATAAATATTTTTTATATGTTTCATTTTTATAATTATATATATAAACTATTATTTAAATAATTTATATATTTACAAAATTATTCATTTCTATAAATTTCTAACAATTGGAAATTTCTATCCATATAGTTTCCAATACTATTTATTTTATTTTTATAATGTTCAAAGACTTCAGGATACTTTTTAATTTCATTCATAAAGTCAATTGCTTCATAATACTCGGATTTAATGGCTTCATATTCTTCGTTTAGAACTTCTTGGTCTTCCCCTTGCTCTTTACTCAACCAATACTGTTTAGTATTGATTCTAAGGTTGTCAAGTTTAAGGCTACTCCTCGTAAGAAAGCGTCCAATAGATGGGACTCCGTCTATAAGGCAGGCTTCAAATTCAGCGATGGGATTCATTGAGTTCATAGATGCTATATATTCTTACCAAGTCTTTAAGCCAGTTTTTGACCAAAATTTTGAAATATTTGGTTATTTTTTTACAGGCTATTCTGAGGTATGAATAAAGTAAAGGGGTATATCAATAAAATAAATTTATGCTCTCAAAATATTATATTATAATTATTTCTAATCTAATTTATGGTCTTCCTAATCTTGTTAATTAATCTTATTAGTTTTCTATGGGTATGATTTAGTCGTCCATGCCATTCAATAGTCCATTGATAAGTATCTAAATGTTCATATTGAGGATAAAAATCCAAATGCATAAAGTAATGGTCTGCATTATTGTATTGTTCTTCTAATTCTCCATATCGGCGTTCAATGTCTTCCATATCTGCTCTGCATGAATTCATTAGGACAAATTCATTATACCCATCAATGAATGATTCCAATATATGTCCAGCGTTATTTGAGAAGTTCACTATATTAAGGTCTCCTAAGTCTCTATAGTAGTGGTCGCTGTGGTTGTCTTTGTAGTATTGGTCTAAATAGGATTCAGTCATCGGTGTTTGGTTTATATATACCTGTAATAAAGGGTTACCTTTAAGCCATTTAATACTTAAAGGGGGTATATATATAATTCCCTACTTAAAGACAAAGACGAAGGAGACGCATATACCCCAAGCGGACAAAATCCACAGACGCAAACATTTAAAATCAAGGGTGTAGCCTTTAACTACCCTATATATAGATGAATTAAGACATATACAGACATATTATAGCCATTATATAGAGGGCATTAGATGAAAGTTAAGGATAAACTACTAAATATAATTAATTAAAAATTTTTAATTAATGATTATATGACTATTACGCTTAATATTTAGTTAAAACACCCCCTTTATTGCATTATATATACCTAAAGAATACCCATATTATATATATAATGGAAATATATAGTAATAATTTTAATGGTTTAGATATATTAAACAAAGAACCTATAATTATATATAGTAAAAAAGTAAAAAGAAATATTTCTTATGTAAATAATTTATTATTTTATTTTTCAAATTATGAAATAATTCAACATTTAAAAATATTAAAAAAAATATTAAATTGTAATGGAACTTTTAAAAATAATGAATTATTATTTTTAGGAGAACATAAACAAAAATTATATGATTATTTTAAATCATTAGGTTGTGAAGTTAAACTTCTTTTGACTTTTTAATTCTTTTAGTTTTCTTAGGAACTTCGGGAGCATTAGAAATTGCTTCTTCTATAAGTTTGCCTAATTCAGTATGAGGAATAACCTTTTCAATAATAAGGTCTTCAGATATAACAACCTCTTTCTTTTTTGAGGCTCTTTTCTTTTTAGGTTTAACTTCAATAACTTCAGGCTCTTGAATTTTTTCTTGTTGCTCTATTAAAGGTTCTTGAATAACATGTGGTTCAAGTTGTTCAATTATTTTTTCGCTTTCTTTATTAACTTTCTTTCTTTGGTAATATTCTTTTGCCTTCTCTCTTTTATATTTTAGAAAGTCAGGGTCTTTTTCTTTTCTTGATTGGTAATATTTCTTTCTTTGTTCATTTACCTTTTCTTTATTGTTCTGTCTATACTTTTGAGTTGCTCTTTTCTGAGCAGGAGTATAAGAAGAATATTTAATAATTACTTTCTCGTTTTCGTTATTATTTTCCATATTTTATTATATATATAATATAATAATATATCTTTAAATTCTTATATATATTTATTATAGAAAAATATAATATTTTTATTTCATTATTTTTATATCAACAGGAAGTCTAAAACCATCTATACCGCCTTTTGTGTCTTCGCTTGAAATACTATCAATTGGTTTAATTACTTCAATCTCTTTTCTCATTGCTGGGTCAGAACTTCTAAAAAAGTGTTTTAATACATATTCATTCTTTTTAAAATCTACAGATTTATTTAAATCGTCAAACATTTCCATAAAGGCTTGAACATCGCTATATAAATCATTACTTCTATATTGTGAAGCATTTATGAAATGACCCAAAGCAAGACAATAATATCCACAAGCATTATTCATTAAACTTTGAATGTCAACCTCAGTATATGGAAGTCCTTGTTTTCCAGTTGTTTCTTTTACTACTTTTTTAACATTTTCAGGTGGGGCTTGACCATAAGGGTCAAAATAAATACTTTCTATTTTATCATTTGGATATTTATTACATTGAAGAAAAACCCAATGTGTCCCGTCATTTGGATTTCCGTTTTCGTCCATACTATCCTCTATGTTTATAATATAACTTTTATTATATTGTAATGGTGATTCTAATTCATCCTTAAAACAAACATCAGCAAGAGGAATATTCATTTTCTTACTTAAATCAATAATTTGTGAATCTGTTAATGACATTTTTATTATATTATATATATAATATTATACTTTTAAATATAATATTATAAATTTATTTAATTATAAAAAATTGGAAAATAAAAAATATTTTTTTTAGGCATATAATCCTCCACCAGCATATAAACCTTTACCAGCATAGAGACCAGAACCTCCAGAATTAAATTTTTGGTATTGAACGGGTAAGAAGTGAGACATTTGGAAATTAGCACTTAATGGTTGAGAGACTAAAGCAGGAGGCATATATGAAACCATACCACCACCTCTTCCAATACTTCCGCCTTCCATTTTTCTCATTCCATGAATTCCAATAGGACGTCCAAGACCATGTCCTAAAATATGTTGGTTAGGATTTAATAAATCTCTTGCTACAATTTGGTCAGTTGTCATATCTGCTCCCATTTGAGACATTAAAGCATTTTCAATTCCTGCTCTACTTAAATAATCATAATTGGTTCCAAGTTCTTTATTAAGTCTATCATTCAAACCTGTTTTAATTGCTTTCTCTGCTAGACTTCTAACAGGTGAACCTTTTATTCCAGAAAAGCCTCGTTGGTATTTACTAGGATTATCTAAATAATCATGAGCAAGACCAGAAAGACCAGCAACACCAGCAGGAAGAAAAGGAATTAATTCAGGTTGAACACCACCAAGAGCAGTTGCTCCAGCAGTTAAACCCGCACTAATTCCAGCCTTAGCAAGAGGTTTTAGAGCGTCTCCAACTTTATAAGCAATATCTTTTATTCCAGCCTTTTTAAGAAGTTTATCAAATTTCTTACCAAAAATACCTTGACCAGCCATTTCGGGTTGAGACTTTCTAAGTTCAGCATGTTGTTCAGGTGAAAGACTTCTATTCATATCAATTTCTTCAGGAGAGAGGGAAATTTCAACTCCCTTATTCTTAGCAAACGCACGGCTTACTAAATGGTAATTTTCAGGGTGAACTACAAGATTAAAACCTTTACCCTTTTTAATTCTAACAGAATGTCCATTTCTTAACTTTGAAAGTTGTTTAGGACTAGCGTCAATTGTTACTATATGTGTCATTTTATATATTAAATAATAGTTATATTTTTTTAAATAAGAATATTATTTATGTCTTTATTTTAATAAAATAAGGTATGTTAATAATTAAATAATGTATTTTAATTATTAAATAAAATAAAAAAGTGGAAAAAATATTTTATTTTATTATTAATTTAATAAAATATTTTCTAAAAAATTTTTATGAATTATATATATTTTTTTTAATTTAATATTTAAACTCTAGCACCAGTGAGAGCATCAATAGAAATTTCAACACCATATTCAATGAAACAATACAAATCTAAGTATTTACTAGAATAGTTTTGACCAAGAATTTGGATAGATTTAGGAACTGACATTTCAACAGGAAGCATTCTTTCAATATTGACATAGTAATAAGAATATTCCATATCAAATCTTTGTCTATCAATGAGACCGGAGGTAATACCATCAGTTAAACCACCATTAACGGCATTTTGACCATAAAGTTGGTTATTGAATTGTTCAAAGTTATACTTCTCCAAGTTGTAAATAGCATTTTGACCAGATACTTGAACGTTGAAGTTAGAAATCCAACACATAGGAGAAGTTGGACCAGTACCAGCAGGGTCGAAAGGAGATTGGAAAACAGGAGTTCCATTGAGGAAACCGGTATTTGTAGAACAAGAAGCGGTATAACCAGCAGGACCAGTACTAACAGGAGCAGTTGAAGAACTATTAGTTGAATAGAATGGTAAAATCAAAACAGATTTAACATTAGCAATACCGTTAGTAAGTAAGTTATTAAAGTTTTGATTAGAACCAATACCTAAAACTTGATATTGGTAGATATCGGTATATTTAATTTGTTTAATAGGACTTGATAAATATGCTTGTTCAAATACAGGGTTGAAAGTATAAGCAGGAATGTAGAGGTAAATAGATTTTGAAAGTTGTCCAGTAGTAATTCCAGTTTGACCGGCAAGGATAGGGTCAAGACAAGTAGAACCAACAGAGACGTTCATTCTATATGAAATATTAGCAACACCTGCAGCAGTTGCGGTTACAGTTGGGAAAAGACCAACGGCACCATTACCAGAAGCGCCTGAACCAGAACCTGAAGCAATCATTAGAGGATTTACACCACCAAGAGGATTTGCTACAGCGGTACAAATTAAAGCACCAGTTGCGGTTGTAGTTGCTCCAGCACCTCCTGCAGCAATTGCACAATTTACAGTAGATGTAGTATTGTTCAAGTTCATTGTCATTTTCATAAATACACCTTTTAGAAGAGGGCACATATTGAAGAATGAATGAATATGTTTGAGGTAAACAGTTGCTACGATAGAATATTGGATAAAACCTTGAGTTGCTGAAGTAGTTCCGGTTTGGGCTACTTTACTAGAAATATAAGACTTCCAAACAGCACGTAAGGCAGAGTCAGAAGTATATAAAAGACTACCATAAGTAGCACCACCAGCAGAAGCGTCAGTATCAAAGTTAATAAGTCTTTGTCTAAGACCAAACCCTTCATTTCCACCTCCAGATTTAAAACTATTTAATGCTCCAGATACAACAGTCATAGTATCAGCGTCAGTATTATTACAAACACCTTGACCATATGGAGTAGCAGTTCCAGCAGGAGCAAATTGCCAAGTTAAAGCATCATCAGGATAGAAACCAATAGTAGCACCTTGAGTATTAATGTCGTCAAGAGACAGACTTGTCATAAGTTTAAATGAGTTCCACATATTAACATATGGAGTTTGTTGGATAATAGTTGTTCCGTTATAATCTAATGTAAATGAATGGATAATTTGACCAAACCAGTTTTTAAGACCAATACAAGAATCAACAGGTCTTGAAGCAACACCTCCAACAGTTCCAGAAGTTGGATTAAAATATGCAGCAGTTGCTGGAGCAGTTGTTCCTGCGTCATATGAAGTTGAACCTACAGTAATTAAAAAAGGTATGGAAAAATATGCTTCCCTATAACTCATATATTTATTTGAGTTGGAAAGTTGTGAAGTATCAATCACAGATTGATTGTTATTATAGTTTTGATTTTGGTTATCAAGAATGTTGAGCCAATCCTTTCTGATGAAAACATTAGGACTTCCTTCTACTTCTTGGGCTAAGTCGAATACTAATTTGTCGCACATTTTTTATATAATTAATAATATATATAAATTTTTAAATAGAATTATAAAAATTTGTATATTTTAAAAAATATTATTTAATTTTATATTATTTAATAGAAATTTAAAAACTCATAGTTATATTTTTTCTTTTCATTCCCTCTGGAACTACATTAAGTTTTTCAAGTTTAGAAGAAAGAGACTTTAATCCTGTTCCTTTGGGTTTTACCACTCCCGCACGAGCATATGGATTAATTCCTGTAGTTTTAATATAGTCATCTATGTCTGCATAAGAAGAACCAGCACCTCCTCCACCGGTTCTAAGTAATACTGAACCCATTCCTTCACCCTTAGCAATTACTCTACTAGTATGAGGTTTTAGAACAGCATTTGAAAAAGGAAGTTTCACGTGTCTTGTTGTATTGAATACCATTTTTATATATTATATTATTATTAATATATTTTTAAGTTTAAACAGAAATATTTTTATAAGTCTCCTTTTAATTTTTCTTTTGTGTTAATATTTCTATATTTTATTATATTTTTCATTAAGTTGTCTACACATTGAATTTTTTGGTTTAATATTCTTTCTTTTTGACATTCTTTGTCATTCTTCAAGTCATTCATTAAACTATTACGACTATTATTTAATTCGTCATATAGTCTGTTAATATAGTTATTGTCTTCTAAGTTATTCATTATATATATTATATATAAATTATTTATTTTTTATATAATATAATTAAAAAATTTTTTACTTGTTTCAAAATATTTTTTTACTTGTAAATATTATTATTTACTTGCTAAAAATCCTTCGTCTTTGTCTCTAATAGTTAATAGAATAGTCATATTAGGGTCGTTAATAATAAGAGGACGTAAATCATTACCTAAGAAAGTCAAACGGATTTCATTATATGTTCCGTCAATCATTCTATTCCACATAAAATTAGGAGGTGTTTCGTATATTTGTTCTCCTACGGCAACATTTGGATTTAATGAATAAATAATTGAAGAAGGTTGAGAATATGGGTTATTAATATTGGAAAGAGAAAATAAAACATTATTATTTGGTTGAACTTGTGGGGAAGTATTAGATAAATAACTTAAAGTTCCAGCACCATTTTTTGAGGCATAATTAGTTGAAGCAGTAGCAGGAGTTGGAGGGACATAAGCATTTCCAACATTAGCATTTGTAGAAAATCCAGCAGAATAACCAACAATAATATTAAAATTAGATGGAATAGTAATGACAGGATTTTGAGCAGTAGTAGGCCAGCCTGGGAACCCTGAAGGAACTGACGAGCCAGTTGGTAATGAAGTAGGAACTAAATAAGTATTAATTTGAACAGCATAACGATTTGGATTTAAAATAATTTCAAAAGGATAAACATTGTCTCCACTTGAATTAATCCAATATGTAGCATTTTGAATCATTACAAACTGACAATAATTATTAATAGCAGAAATTTCATATAAACCATCAGGAATTATAATATTATAAGTTGTGGTTGTTGCTCCAGCAGTCCAAGTATAAGTAAATTTATTATTTACCGAAGAAGAAGTTATATTGAACCAACTATAATACATAGAGATATTAGAAACCGCTATATATTTATCCTTCAATACAACTGAGTTAGGGAACTTATACACTAACTTATTGTTTTGCCCGTCAGGCACAATATTTGTTTGGTTTAAAACTATTACGAACATTTTTTATATAATTATATATAATATTTATGTTTTAAAATATTTATTAAAAAAAATTTATTATTTTTTTATATTAACTATAATTTTATAAAAAAATAATTGGAAAATAAAAATAATTTCTTAAAAATAATTAAATTACTTTTTTTATTGTTTTCATATGTTTTGGTAAATAAATTTTATGTTGTTTTTGAACTGTTGTTTCTATTCCTCTACCTTTAGCACTTAATGCTTTCATATGGTCAATATGACTAATATATGGGGTATGAATACCTGAACCAGTTGCTATTCCTAAATTTACGGGCACTTGAGAACCTCCAAAGAAAAAAGGAGGTTGAAAGCCGTCTGAAGTCATTTGTGGAAACACTTTATTAGGGTGTTCTACTTTAGGGTGGTAATTGTAAATTCCTGCTGTTGACATTTTATATAATACTAATATAGTAATTTATTTTTAAAATACTTATATAAAAATTCTTAAAATTAAAACCCTAATTCAATTAATTCGCTTAATATTTCATGAACTTCATTTTTTGGTAAAGTTCCATTTTTAGAAAGTTTCATAATATGAAGTTTGAATTTTTTAATTAATTCTTTTGAATCATTACCAGCCATTATTTCACCTTTCAAAACTTCAAACTCGTGAATGTCTTTTTCTTTTTGGTCTTTACTTGGAGCAGGAATGTCAAACTTATCTAATATATTACTCTTTTGTGAAATTTTATGAAGGTAAGCCTTTTCTGGTTCTGATAATTTTGAAATGTCAGAATATGTAGGAATTGAACCACCTAACATTTTCTTAATAACACCGCTTAAATTATCTGAAATTTTAATACTTGGAAGTTCAACTATATTTCCACCACTTGGTCTTTTCAAAGCAAAAATATTTTCATTATTTAATTTATGGTTATTTAATAAATATTTTCCAAATTTTATAAATCTTGGTGTTTCCATTATTCCTTTGTCTAATACTGAATGAGCCTTAACAGATTCTTTGTAAGGTTTTGGTTTAGAAATTCCTGAACCTTTTGGTCTTCCTCTTCGTTTTGTTATTCCTTTTCCTTTTCTAAATCCATGACCTTCTACTTGTTGGTGAAAATAATCTATTAATCTTTGAACACGTCCAACCATATCATCTAAATTTTCATGACCATTCATTCTTAATTCAGCATGACCTAATATTTGAACTATATTGTTATAACGAGCCACTAGTTCATTAACTTCTTCTGCTGATAATCCAATATCTGGGTTGTTTGCTGATTCAACAGAATGAGACAATAAAGGAATTAATTCAGTTATACGTTGAAAATCTGCATCTGGAATATTTACTCCATCAATATTATGAACTACTGCTTGTTCTGGTTCACGAACATTTGGAGCATTTGCTATTTGTGGAATATTTTGAACATTTACATTAATTGGGGGAGCAACTTGTTCTGGTGTTTTCATTTCTCTTCCTTTTAATCCCATAAAAACAGAAACATCTGTTTTTAATTTTTTAAGGTTTCTTAAAACCCAAAATCCTTTAGGATTTAATGCCTCTTTGAGATGAATTACTGACTCTAAAAGTTTTTTTCCATTTTCTATACTAGCATTATATAACGGAGAATTTAATGTTTTTCTAATTGCTTCTTCTGCTCCTTCTTCATTATTTAAAGTTATAAACACTGATTCTAAATATTTTTTGCTTTTATCAAGCATACCCCAATTTGTAATAATATTTTTTATTATTGAAGCTAATGTAGAAGTATTAGGAAGTCCTAAATTTAAAAAATCTAAATAATTCTCTAAAACTTCCTGCCAGTCTTCAACATCTGAAAATCCAGAAGCCGGTTCTGAGTTTGCATAAGAATGTTCAGAAGGGTTTCCTGTAGTTTTAGAACCTTGAGAATATTCATCTATTGTCTCTATTTCGGGTTTAAAAGCCCCCATTTCTAATGTTAAAATATAGTCTTCAATTGTAGAAACCATATTTGGATTAGTAGGAATTAAATCTTTTAAAGTTCCAATATAATCTACACAATCTCCCATTTTACCCTTAATATTTCTTAGAATTATATTAAGTTCATCTGTATAATTTTCTTCGTCATTATCTGCTTCAAAATCATCTATATAATGTATATCATCTCTATAATTTATTAATGTAGCACCAATTTTAACAAGATTTTCATATAATGAAGTAAAAGGACCAACATTTGAAAGACTTTTAATTCCTTGTCTATCCATAAAAGATTTAGTTTGTGCAACAATAGCATTTTTATCATTATACATAGTTGCTATAAAATTAACAAATTGTTCAGCATCGTTAGAATCTCCTTTAATTCCATATTTATATAATTTTGTAATATTTGAAACAATATCGTCAATTCTTTGAGCAGTAAAAACTAGTAGTTTATTATCAGAATTTAACGGGTGGTCTATAATTCTTTGAACTACTAATTGACCAAAAGGAACAGAAGAAATTTTGCCAATAGAAGAAATAATATTATTTTTAAGTTTTAAAGTATCAGCAAGAATTTCGCTTGTTGTTCTTGTATCTTTCATTTGTGAAACTGCGGGAAGTTGTCCCGTTGCTTTATAGGTTTTATTAGCATCTAAATTTAAAGCATTAATATCTGCTTGTAAACCTAAAGATTCTAAATATTCAGTTCTATATTTAGTAATATCTGTTATATATTTATAAGGTTGTCCACTCATTTTTTTTATTTATACTAATTATATAATAATTTATTTATAAATAGTTTTATTTTATTTTAATAAATAATTATATTTTTATTTATTAAAATAAAATTTTCCACTTTTTTAAACTAATTCTTTATAAATAGGATAAGAAGAATATTCAGCATTAGGGTGAAAAATTCTCTCACTACATATTTCATTAAATAATACTTCAATAACGTCATTGTCTTCTTTCATTACTTCCTCCATTAGTTTTATTAGTTGGTCTTTTTCTTTTTTATGAAATAGTGAAGGGTTCATTAATGGATGTTTTCCCATTTTATCCAAAGCAATAACTTTAATTTTAGTAATATAAGCGCTTCTTTCAAGTTTAGTTTTTTCTTCTTCGGATAATTCTTTGGTTTTTTCTTTTTCCTCTTCTTCTAATAGTTGTTTAACATTTTTAGAAGTTTTAAGCATTTCCTTTTCATATTCATTAATGTCTTCAACTTTTGGTTCAATCCATTTAATGTCTGCTTTGAATGAATCAATAACAGTATTCTCTAAAATAATAGGCTCTTTATTTTCCATTTTGTATATATATTATATAATAAATATATTTTTAAATAAAATTAATAAAATATTATTTAAAAAAATTATTGTCGTTTTCTCAAATTTTAAATTTCATTAAAATCGGAAACAGAATTACAGTTTATATTAATTAAAGGTATTTTCTCTTTATGTGCGGATATACTATTTAAAGTTGGTTTGAGTTTATTAATATATTCTTGTTCTTTTTGTTTAATATAAGTTTTGTCTTCACAAGTTCCAGCCTCAATAACAATAAAGTCAAAATTTTCCCAGTCTCCATTTGCTCTAATATATTGGTATAATTTACACCAATATTTTTTAGAAACTTTATTATGAACGTTCTTTTTATGGTGAGACTTTCTACTACTTAATCTATTTGTTGAACCAATATAAAACTCTTCATTATTGGTTTTATCCATTATTTTATAAATCCAGTATTTCATTTTTATATATTATATATAGTAATTATATTTTTATATATTATTTTTTTAAATATCTTGAAAATCTATAGAATATTTATTATCATATTTACTTGAAACTTTTTTCTTTGGTTTTAAAACTTCTTCTTCTAGTTCTTCTGTTTCTTCTTCAAATTCGTCAAGTTCATGAAGCCATAATTTACTGTTAGCAACTTTTAATAAATTTTTATGTTTAATTTCATACCATAATTTATTGTCTTTCTTTGTTCTATTAAAACCTGCTTCTGACATTTTTCTATGAAAGTCTTCTTTTGATAATTTATTGTTATAACTCTGATATTTAAATTCTTGATATAAGTCTTGAGCTGAAACGTCAATGTCTAACTTTTTAAGAATATATTCGTCTTTTAAGAATTTATAAACATTGTCAAGTCTTTTACTTAATGAGTCTTTCTTACTTTGTGTAATTGGGAAGGCTTGAGGATTAAATCCTTCTGTGTCAATTGTATGAATATAATGGAAAAATGCTTCTCCTACTTCTTTACAAAAACATTCTTGATATAATTTGTCATAAAATTTTCTATCTCCTACTTTATGAGTAGCAATGTCTAAAATAAAGTATCTTCTTCCATCGTCATCTTTAATAGCGTCATTATTAGAACAAAGAATATAATTATTAATATTATTACTTTCATATGCCTTAGTGCATTTGTTTTGTAATGTTATGTTTGTGGAAGTTATCATTCTTTTTAAAGTTGAACTTATACTTTCCCATTCTGCTTTACTAAAATTTTCAAGTTCTTCAATACATACTAATAATTTACCGCCTAATATTTCATTAAATTTTGTTCTAATAGGGTCAGAACCTGTTTCAATACATAAATTAACACCTAAAACATAATTAGAAAGAAATACAAATAATGAACTTTTACCAACTCCTTGAATACCTTTCAAATATAAACAAGAATTATTTTTATTTCCTTTGACCATGTTTGAAATCCATTTTAATAAAAATAAATAACAATCTTCTTTATTAGAACATAATATTTCTTTCAAATAGTTTAATAAGAAGTCTAATTTTTCTTTTGTTTCTTTTGTTGGTTTATATTCAGGGTTAAAATTATACTTCATTGGAGGACATAAATTTATTTTATCGTCATAGAATGTTTCTTTATTCACTTCGTAAGAAATAGTTTTGACTTCTGTGAATTCTTTAAAATAATAATTACATAATTCTTTTTGCATTCTATTAAAATATGAACGTTTTATTTCTTGGTCGTCTTTTATTTGATATATTCCATCTATAAGCATGGCATGGTTGCCATTAGAAAGAGGAACAAAATATTTAGTAATATAATCCTTCGCATCTATAGGAGACAAAGTTTTAATTTTACTAAGGGTGAAATTTTCTATTTTCTTACTCATTTTATATATACACTATATAATTAATTTGTTTTTAAATAGAATTAATTAATTTTTTATTTATTGTATATATTAATTTTATATACAATAAAAAATATAAAAACGCTTTCGTATAAAATACTCAACCGTCAAAGATATTTTTCTTACCATAATATATTTATTGCTAGGTTATTAGGTGAATATTTATTATTCTTCCAATTACCTTTAATATTTTCCGCTCTTCGTATATAGTCTTTTCTTCTTTCTTCGTCTTTATGTTTTGTAAAGTCTTCATAACCCATTTGACCAAAATATATTTTTTTATTATTCTCATCTAATACATAATATTTTTTATTTGGTTTGTCTGATTTATATAATTTTGTAGGTTTTCCAAAATATTTATTAGTCATTTTTTGGGCTTGTTCATAATTTGAATAATCTGAAAGACCTGAACCTTTTGAATTTGTTTTTACTTTAGGAATAAAAGAACTTGATTCTTTTTTTCTCCATATATAAATATATTCTTTGTAATTAATATTTACTTTATCGCCTTTTTTACTTGATGAAGTCCCTCTTTCAATTTTCTTTAATGGAAATAATATATCCGCTTTTCCCAATAATGGAATACATACCCTTTCATAAACCTCAGAAGGAACATTTAAAATATAATGTCCTCCATTTTCCAAATATTTATAAGTCTTTTCAAATAATGGTTTATAAAAGTTTTCGTCCCATTCTTCTTTACTTTGTTTTTCTGTTCCCTTATAAAGTTCAATATTATAATAAGGTGGAGAAGTAAAAACCATATCGTATTTTAATTTTGAATAGTCAACATTTAAGGCACTTTTAAACATTAATTGAATTTCTGTTTTAGTTCCTAATTCTTTTAATTTATCGGACATTTCTTTGTAAGGTTTTTCTAAGTCTTTATTAAGGTCAATACCTATATATTTAGGAACGTCTAAAGCACAAGCACCAACTAAACGTCCACCCCAACCCATAGTAGGGTCTAAAATTGTATGAGGTTTAAACTTATTATATATTTCCATTGCCAGAACGGGTTTGAATATTGAAATACTTGATTGGTATAAATTAAATATATGATACCATTTATTATATTCATTCATTTTTTTTCCTAAATATTCATAAAGTCTTTTAATATATGGTTTTCTTATTAATTTATTTTTTTCTTCAAAATATTCAAAAAATGATTTTCCACTTTTTCCTGTGGTTTCAAGTCTTTCTAAAAAAGTAAAATAGTCTACAAATTTATTTCCTATTCTTGTTGAAGGCTTAATTTCATTAATATTAATATTTTCTAATTTCTTATAGTCATTTTCTGCCTGTTCCTCAGAAATGTCTTTTATTTGTGAGGCAATTTTCTTTTTAGAGGCGATTGAAAGACCAACCCCCTCAATTACTTTTTTCCCTTTCTCATTGCTCTAAGTTTAGCCATATGTTCTTTTGCTTCAGGACTTCCTTTTTTAAATCCAGAACCTAATGCTTTTGAATATTTAGGAGTTTTAGGAGGGTGTTTTTCTTTATTAATATCAGAAGCCATTGTTTTTATTGCGTCCATTAATTCACCTTTTTCTTTAGTTCTATGGGCTTCAATCATTTGTTCAAGAGAAGTATTTTTTGTTCTTCTCAAACCTTTCTTTTTGATTCCGTCACCTTTCATTGGTGAGTCGTCGTGAGAACCTATATCAATATGAACTAAATCACCTTTAGAAGAAATATTTTTAGGAGGACGTCCTCTCTTCTTAAGTCCTACGCCAGTTTTAGAACCAATATAATCTGCTAGTTTTTTACCTCCATATTTTCCGGCTTGATTACCTACAAATCCAGCAACAGGACCCGCTTCAGGAAATAATGCTTCTGCAGCAGCACCTGCAAGTGTTCCCGTCACCATTGGTAAACCTGTATGAAGTAAATCTGACGCTAGACCTCCTTTTTTAGAAGTAATATATTTTCCCGCTTTATTAACTAATGGAACTATTGCTTTTTCTGAAGGATTAATAATCTTATCTTGAAACCCTCCAATAACGTCTTTCTTGAAAGGGTCTATAATGTCTTTCTTAAAACCTGCTTCTGCTGGATGAATAATTTTATCTTCTACTCCTGATTTAATTGGATTAATAATTTTATCCTCAAAGCCGTGTTTAATTGTATTACCAAGATTTTTAAATGCTCCGGCTATGTCAATTTTTCCACCATGAACTTTTTGGTGTTCGTGAATTTCGTCAGCAAGACTATCAATTTTTTTGATAATTGCTTTTTCTCTACGAATTCCTCTTCCTTTCATACTAGAATCAGAATCTGAGTCTGAACTATCTGATTCATATTTTTTAATATGTTTTTTAGATTTTCCCATTTTATTATATTTATTATTACTATTTTTATTTTTATATGCTATAATTAATTCAACATTATTAGGTAAAGATTTTGTAATATAACTAAAATTATCTTGAGGGTCAATTTGTCTAAATCTTAAAGTATTTTCTTTTTCATCACATCCAAGGCTTTCATATCCGTGTTTAATTAACCATTTTTGAGCCTTTTTAATAGTCCAATAGTCTTTATCAAATACAACACTTTGAACATTTCCGTCTTCAAGTCCTGTTCCTGTTGTAATTTCATTTACCTTAGCACCTAAATCCGTCACAGTATTAGCAACTTTTCTAAGTGTTGAATCTCCATTAAATAAACTTTCAGTCTGTTGTTTAATAAAGTCATAATCTGATTGTGTTCCAACATTTGAACCTTTTAATAAAGCAATAATAAAGTCTTGACAATTATTGTCATAAGCACTATATTTAAAATATTTTCCACCTAAAACTTTTTCTCCTCCTTCAAGTAATTTATTTAATGTTAAACCTTGAGGAATATTAGAAATTTGATGTTGTTCTCCACCTTTTAATTTTTTAGGATTTTTATAAGCATTAATAACTTCATTCTTTTCTAAAGCAATTCTTGAGCCGTCAGTAAATGTTATGTCAATTCTTAAATGGTATAATTTATCATAAGGTGTTCGTTCAAGTCTCTTTTTAAAAGCACCCATTGAAACAACATTTAATGCGGTTGTTAATGCTCCTACAACTGGGGTTCTGTCTGCTACAATAGAAGAAATTGTTTTTTCTCCAAATTCTTTAATTATTTCTCTTACTTTTGGAGGATAGTCATTTCTTCCGTGTAAAACAGTATTAATATAGTCCCCTGTTTTTTCAACGGCTTTTTCTCCAAAGTCTTCAATTTTATGTCCTATGTCTTTGGCTCCTTCAACTGCTTTATTAAATGTATGTTTAACAGTTGAACCAATTTTTTTAAAGGCATTACCAATATTTAATTTTCCGCCTTTAATTTCTTCGTCATAAAAATATTTCTTTTTGTCTTTTGGAATATAATGTTTATGGTGAACTCGTATATTATTTTTATATAATTCTTTTGCTATTTCTGATTTTAACATTCCACCAATAATGTCTGCGTCTTTAATTTTATTTTCTTTTATTAATTTTTTAATAGTTGAATGTTTCATTGGAAGAATGTCTTTGATGATTGAAGAAGCACCTTCTCCATAAATATCTGATTCCATAGTGGCTTCACTAGAAACGTCTGAGTATTTTCTTTTTCTATTTGGCATTTTAATATATATTTATTATAATAATTTATTTTTAAAATAGTATAATAAAAATTAAAAATATTTTCCAAAAATAATTATTTTATTTTTTTTAATAAATAATATTATTTTTCCAAATTTATTTATAATTATTTTTTCTGGAGAATAAAAATATAATATGTCATTAATAATATATTTTACTTTTCTATTACAAATAAATATATTATTTTCCAATTTTTTAATTTTTGGAATATTCATAATTAAGTTATTTTCTAAATTCATATATATAATTAAATAAATATTTTTTTAAAATAAAATAATAAAAATAAAATTATACAAATAATAAAAATAAATAATAAAATAAAAAAATATATTTTCCAATAATTATAATTTTTATTTTTTACTGAATTTAAAATTTTATCTAATTCAGAATAATTTTTTTCTAAATCTGAAATACTTTCTAGCATAAATAAATTATATATATAAACTATTCTTTATATTTATATATTTGTTTCATTATGTATTGTTGAAGAATCAGGGCTTTCATTTTCTTGTAGTTCTTTCTCAATGGGTGTTAAACTATCCTTAATATGTTGTAAAGAAGACATTTGAAATAATCTATTATATTCGTCAAAACATTTATTTAAATAATCCATTCCTTTACTCATTCTATTTATTCTTTGTAATTGTAAAGTTTTATAAATGTCAATAGATAAAATATAAAAGTCTCTTTGTAAAATAAAATTATTTTCCATTTGTTTTTGAATATTTAAAAATAATTCTATTGAACTAATAATTGTTAAACCTAAATTTATACTACAAATAATTACAGAAGACCAAGAAGTATAAGACTCTAACGAAATACTTAATACGGTATTTATAGAGCCTAATATTATAACAGGTATTCTAAAATATTTTAATTTTTCTTTTAGGTAGTTGTAATATTTTTTATGGTGGTGAGAAAGTATAATAGAATTCTTTCTTATTTTTTCACATAGTCCTTCAATGTCTCTTGACCAAGGAGTTAATAATCCCATTTCTTCATCTATTACTGAACGGGTCATAGTTGTTAAAGTTTCAATATTCATTGGGGTATTATTAGCCCCATTAATAAAAGATTCGTTGTCAATATTATTCATATTATTATATAATTAATAATATTAATAAATTTTTAAAATATAAGAAAAATATTTGTTTATGAAAAAGAACAACCAACATTAGAAACTACCCACCAAGAACCATTATAATACATACACTCAATAGCAGAACCAAAACCTTGTAAATTAATTGTATTATAAGAACCTGAATAAGTAATTACATTATATGTGGGTGAAGAGATTGATATAACCAAACTATTATTTAAATAATAAAGAATAAATCCTACGCTCGGTTGTCCGTTAGTAGAAAATAAGGTTTGACTTCCGTTATACATTATACAATACCAAGAAGAACCTGCTGGAATAGGTAAGGGTAATTGAGTTCCATTACTATAAATTGTATTTCCGTTTTGGATTGTATAAAACACACCAGTCCAAGGGATATAAGTAATTGAACTGATATTACCACTTGGATTATAAGGTGTATAATCGTATAAATCCCAG